ATGATTTCCATAGAGCTTCGTTGTAAGCCTCATTGCGAGTAATCCAGTAGTCGTCTGGTGATACTGCATCAATGCGGAATACCTCTTTGCATTGCCGTTCGAGGTCTTCAATGAGCGCATCCGCATCGATCAACCTGCCGTGCGACGGGACGGGGACGAGAGGGCAAAAGCCTTGCTTTTTTGAGATTTCGCCATCTCCAACAATTCGTTTTGTTGGTGTACACAGGATTCCGAAATTCACAGCGAAAGCCATCGGGCAATCCTCACAGCTTGTCGGCATCTCCATACCCTTGATATAGACACCCACGCTCATCCCTCCTTCGGCGGTTCTGCAAAATAGAACACAATAGCTTCGAGATTTGTGTATGGAACATAAACGTTATCATAAGCACCGTGAATATCTCGTTCCCAGCTATAGATGTGTACGCCATCAGAATCAAGCGAAAAGCCTCTTATTTTGTCTGCTGTCAACGTAGCATCACAATCGGTTAACCAATCGTTTCCACATGACTTGACTCTGATTGCATGGATCGGTGGCTTAAATGCAAAGTCATTAAGTGCCATTATGTTTCCTCCTTCGGCGGTTCTGGTAGCGGCATCCAGTGGGTGACAAACCCTTCTTCTGTCAGATACAGTCGGCCCATCACGCAATCCTGCCAAGTTCCTTTGTAGTAATTCGCCGCCGCAATCCGGCTGTTATCCGCATATTTCAGATAAGCCAGAACATCGCTTCCATCCTCTGGCAACCGCTCCGTCACGGGAATCCACTCGCCCTTCTTCTGCTCAAGAGCCTTTTCTACATCATCAAATAACTGCAATGTACAAGCTGTTTCCCCTTTCTCAAGGCGCATGTCATCATACTCGCATTCGCTACAGAGGAATTCTCTACAAGTTTTAACCTTTTGAAGTATATCAGCCATTTTCTTTCTCCCATCGTGAGCAAAAATCATTCCACATAACACCGCCAATTTTCCAAAAAGAGCATGGTGCATGGCCAGGGGTATTATGCACTCCTTCATACCATTGACACGTATTGCATGATTTTCGCTCGACGACATCAGCAGCAGGCAGGTTTTCAATTTTATCCAACAGCATTTTCAAGGCTTCTTTGTAGTCGCCTTTACACAGGATAATCTCGAAATCAGTTAAACCAATATCGGCTTTCTTGATGTACTCAGCCATCATTTACGCAACATCCTCCACAAGCTCGAAGGTATAGCCCTTCACGCTCCGTCGCTCCCCGTCCTTCCGCTTATGGTACACAGCGGTGCATATAGAGTTGATATAGCAGCGGGGGAGACCAAGACCCTCGCAGGCCTCTCTATAGCTGTAATAAATCTCGTCTGTCTCAATAACCCGGATCTTGGTTCGACCACGCGTCTCACTCGGATAGCCCTCAAAAGCTTTAAGGTACAGGCCATATACACTCTTATCGACACGCGTGTCTCTACTGCCGGAGTACAGAACCACAGTTCCTTTTCCACTTGTCTTCAATATTCTTCCGGTTCCATTGTTCCGAATTCTCAAGCCGTTACTAACAGAGTACCTCGGATTCTCTTCTATGACGCGCCATTCTTCCTGCATGTTAGGCATACCTCCTAAGATTATTTTTAATGCTTGCCTGGCTGATGTCTATATATTTCATCGTTGTCGATATGTCCTCATGCCCCATCAGAACCGAGATCTCCTGAATAGGCATACCCCTCTGAGCGAGGATGGTAGCAAAGGTATGACGGAAGCGGTGTGGGTATACCTTTTCTACATCAGCACGTCTGCCTAGCTTCCGCATGCTTTCTTGTATTCCACCATCGGTTAGTCTGGTAGGCTGCCTTTCGCTGACAAACAGAGCTGGATTATTATCTTTTCTGGATTCCAAATATTTTCGCAAATGCAGTACAGTTACAAAGTCCATGTACACTACCCGTTCCTTGTTGCCCTTACCTAGAACGTGTACTTCCATGGTAGAGAAATCCAGGTCCTCAATATTCAGTCCGCATACCTCACTAACACGGCAGCCTGTACTCAGCAGGAAATTTACTAAGGCCTTGTCCCTTAGCAAATGACAAGCTTCTCTTATTTTCTCCAGATCTGTTTCAGAGAACGCTCTCTTCTTTTCCTTCCGGCATTTAACCGAACCGAGATTGGCGCATGGATTTCTGGATATCAGCGACTCCTTAAACAGCCAGCCGAAGAAGGAACTGTACACCCATCGGTATCCCTGTAAAGTCTTGTCCCCCATACCTCGCTCTTTCTCGCTTGTCAAATAAGAACGGAGATGATATACTGTAACCTCGTTCACCGAAGCGTTGGTAGCAGCCATCAGTCGTTTGATTAAATACCTGTAATGCTCGATGGTATTCTCGGATTTTCCCTCCGCTCTCTTCGCATCAAGGAAGGCCTTTAGTAACTCCTCTGTGTCAGTGGTTTTGTCCGTAGGCTCACGCTGCTTAACATCGAACACCGTAAGTACGGAAAGGAGTTCATTCGTTACCAAGTCCACATCTTTGCCGGTTAGCTTATCGTACAGGCTTTTATTCAGCGCATTCAACAGAGCCTGTTTATCTTCTGCCGCCATTTATCACCCCTTCTTTCTACAAATGTTTCACACAGAAATTACAAAATGTTTCTAACTGAAACATATTATAGCAAAAAGAAAGGAGAATGCAACGGCAAGTTTGTTACGTTTTATTCTCCGGTGTGAGGGTAAGCATATGCACAGTCTCCGTCTTCAACCTCATAGAAGCTATCCTCAAAGGTATCACGACTCATGAACACTACTTCATTTCGATCAGAGTTATCCGCACAAAGATAATTGATGACAATGAACTCGTCCTCTCGACTCAGCATAACAACGTAGTCTTCCTGAAGGAGTGCGGAAACTACAGCTTCCACATTGTCCTTATCCTTGAAAACCATTTCTGTTTTTGGTATAATATCAACCATTCTTCTTTCTCCTTGTCTGCTTCGGTTCTGAAGCCACCTGGTTTGTAGGCGCGGATTTCCTAGGAATGAACTCATCCATCAGATCGTGGAAGAAATCCTCAACAGTCTCATTAGTAGGAAACTCCTTATCAAGCCAACCTCTTGTTCTACTAATACTTCCATCACTGGACTCAATCACGGCCAGAGCATAAGCCCCCGGAAGCCCTATGACTTCATCCGTAATCTTTAAATTTAACCTATATTCCATAATGTAGTCAATCCTCAATGTTGTTCTGTTAATTTTTTACTGTGACATTCGCGTGACATCGCACTACTTTTCATCTCGTTCAAGTCAGTAATTACTAGGGTTCTGAGGTATTTACGAAATCTGTCTCTGACTCCGTATGTGAGGGTTCGAATCCTTCTCCCGCTGCCACTTAAAAAAGTTCCGAGATTTGATCAAATTGATTAGATCTCGGAACTTTTTTGCTATATATGTTCTAAACGAGATCAACTTTAGTTGTTAAAATGATACAAAATTCTACAAGAAATCTATCGAAATATACAAGATGTTGTGCCATTAGCGTGACATCTGCGTGACACGAATCCGTTCGGGGTAAGTTTCTTTTCAGCCCATGGCTAAACGAAGATTTTCTGAGGAAATTTTTTTCGCAGTTTCAGGCAGTTGCTGCTCGGCCATATACTCTGCGTAGATCCCCATTGTAATGTCCGGAGAGGAATGCCCCATAAGATACTGAGCTTCTTTCGGAGTCATCCCATTCGCAATCCACCGGGTAGCGCATGTGTGCCGGAGCTGATGCGGTGTTACATGGAAGTCCAGGGTAGCATTCACATGGTGTCCTGTCGCTGGTCCTCCGATGGTCCGGTACTCCACTATTCCCCACATACTACGGAAGGATTCTGCTGAGAGAAAACTACCGTCCTTTGTGTGGAATACATACATGGATTTGGTACGTTTCTTTTCCTGTAGGAGAAGATTGTAGATCTCCGGAGACATCGGTATCTTCCGGTGTGCGGCTTCCGTCTTCATCATATCGTTGACCTCCCCCTGTCTATTGGATATCGGCCAGACGATAGATCTCTGTACATGGATTATCCGATTATCAAAATCCAGATCTTTCCACATGAGTCCGGCAGCTTCTCCTTTACGAAGACCGCTGAACAGGCAGACCACAATAAACGGATAAACCCTGGTTCCCTTTGTCGCTTTCAGTAAAGCTTCGCATTGCGCATCGGTAAGGGCTTTAACCTTTTCCGGATTCTCTGCTGTCGGCTTCTTATTGAAAGTAGGGGAGCGAGGGATTATATCATTCTCAATCGCTTTGGTAAATACAGCGTTCGTGTAATTCAGCACCTTAGTCTGGGTACTCTTGGAAAGATGAGAGATCCTGAGCAGCATCCTGTCTATATTAGCTGGCTTGATCTCACGGATCTTCTTATTACCCAGCTCCGGAAGAATGTACCGATTGAATACCCCTTCCGTGGATTCCTTGGTACGAGTATGCAATTTCTTCTTAGCCATGTACTCCTGCAGCCAGATATCAGCAAGTTCCCCAAACGTGGTATTGTTTCCTATATCATAGCCGCACATGATCTTGCGCTTCGCTTCGTCTCTTTTCTGTTCAGCCTCCTTCTTAGTTGCTCCATCGAAGTACTTTCTTGTTCCATCCGGGAGCGTCATGGATACTCTGATCCGCTTTGCTTTCTTAGTTGCCATAGTTGTCCTCCTTCAACAAGTAGGAACAACATGGAGGATTGTTGACTACCTCCATATTGTACCGTGGACTTTTGGCGATTGTCAACGTAATTTTTGTTACGCTTTTCAATAATCGATTCTGTATCGACTAAAGGTATAGTATCGACTTTCTCTGTCATGCCCTCGCAGAACTTCTATCTCATCCTTACTGGAAAACATATCCGCCATTTTAGAAACCTTCTTGCCTACCTTTAAAGAAGAATCAATTCCTTCTCCGGAAGTATGAAATGTTTTTAAACAGGCATCATATAGTTCTTTTGCCGATACTTTCCACTCGACAGGATCCATATCCGTTTCCTGTTCCAGTTGATTTAAATGATCCTTGACAACACGTACTACAGGGTCTTCACGATAATTCCGATCTTCCTCAGATTCTCTTACCTGCTTCTCCGATCCTAGATTCTCCCACCGATAAGACATCTGATTAAAGGTCATCATGTAAACCTGCTTATCAATATCTCGTCCGGTGAGTTCAAGCTTTGCCTGGTCATCATCCCATTTCTTCTTGGACATACCAAAAGCGTAGTCGATAGCACCGGACAGACCATTAGTCCCGCTAATGTTTCCGATCAGATCGTTTGGATCTATGATCTTTCTGGTATGGTGTACAAGAAGAATAGAGATGTCATTCTTCAAGGCATACTTCTGAATCTTACCAGCATCATTGTAGTCGTTAGAGTATGCACCCTCAGATTTCTTTGCGGGTGGTCTTACCTTCTGGAGGGTATCGATCACTATAAACTTAATCTCCGGATACATCTTGAGATAGGCATCGATCTCATCGAAGAGGCCGTCATTCATAGTAGGCGCATCTTCCTTATGGTAAAACCAGGCGAGCTCCTTATCTGAACCGGAGACTTCATCCAGACGATTCTGGATTCGGCGGTCGTTATCTTCCAATGCATAATAGAGGACTCCGGCACGAGTTGTCTTCTTCCCAAAGAAGTCTCTTCCTGTTGCTATTGAGATCGCAAGGTCCAAAGCAAACCATGACTTGCCAAACTTCGGAGGAGCAACCACCATGCCTAAGCCTGTGGTAACCATGTCCTCAACAAGGAAAACAGCTGGTTTAATGTATCTGCCGAGGAGCTGGTTTCCGTTTTCCAATGGGGGAGCAAGTTCTTTTTTCTTAGATCCACCCAGATCACCGAAGTCACTATCCGCAGTAAACACATCATAGGGGATGTACTCACCCTTCTTGTAACGGGTGCAGATCGAATGCGCAATGGTTTTAATATCCCTACTGGGGAGCGGCGGTACACAATGCTCATCATTGTATCTGGTGATAGCTTCCAAAAGAAGATCATCATCGAAACCAAACTCCCGCAATTTCGATCCGTACTTGAACACAGATATGTTTCTGCTGCCCTCAGTAATTTGGGATCCGAAATTAAAATCTTCTGTATCGGATGATGCCTTATCAGATGGAGCAATAGGAATCTCATAGTCTTCCGGGTCGATACCATCCAGAAGTTCATCAGGATCTACAGGAACTGTTCCACCCTGCCAATACTGGTAATCTGCGTCCAGTGATACGGAAGGCCAGAACATCAATCGCTCCGGCTGATCGGTAGTCTCATCGATGGTATCCGCACCGACCCATGACTTTGCAACCCCAATCAGCATGCGATATTCTTCCGCAGTTACCGGACGGGAGAGAGGGAAGAGCCACCGGAGACGAGGCTGTTCTTCCGTACTGGTATGCGTGGTATGAACGAAGAACGTGTAGTCATAGCAGCATTCGTAATCATCCACATCGTGGCTGGTCGCTTCATCTGCATCAATGGTTAGAATGTACCGACACTTCAGAAGAGTCTTGTCGCGTTTGCCGTTCTCAAATTCTCCGGCAACATAACCACCGACGTCTTTAATTTCAGTACGGTCTTCATTAGAAGCCTTCTTATAATCCTCAATAGTCTCCTCTGTTATCACAGGAGACTTTAGCCGTTCGACAAGATCTTCCCACGTAGTATGTTTGATCTTGCCGTTCGGCTTTTTTCTGCTGCTGAATTCTGTAATTACAATATCCACAGCAGCCTCCTTACTGTTCGGGCTTCGATAAATAATCACAGGCTTCCATACCATATTTATTTTTGATACGAAGCATAGACACAAACGGATTCCATCCGCACTCTGCGCAACGATTGGGGTCATCACAGGCTACGCATTCATGGTAATAGCAATCCGGTAGATTATCAAAAGGCCCCTGCCAACCAGGTTCTATTTTGTATTCATCATTCATCTTTTACTTTTACACCTTCGATCTGGAACCACAATTTCAAGTTGTTAAGGCGACGTTCCAGATCAGCCACCTTTCGTTGGAGTGCATCTCGCTCCTCGGAAACTATTTCCAGTTCCCTACGGAGACGAACTATTTCACCGACAGAACCATAGATAGTATTAATGTCCGTTTGCCTTTTTGTCTGTTACTCAGATAATTGCAAACGGAGATCTCCCTCCAGTTCTTCTATTCGCTTGTCCTTAATACGAAGCTTCTCTTCATAGCCATCCACAAGTTCCTGCCATTCCTTCTTGGTTATACCGCTATGAATTATTTTTGTCTTTGCTCTCATACTTCGGATCTTCCTCTTCTCTTACCCTCCAGTACTCATCCAGCAGTTCTTGTAAATATCTGGCTGCTGTACCGGGGGCATAGGTAACAATGTCTGCGAGATAACTCCCTCTGGGTATCCAGTGTATATCGTCCCCGTCCTTTGAATAGATGTGTGTACCAGCAATAAACGGATAGAACATTACCAGATCGGAGGGCTTCTCAATTCGAACAGGACGATCATCCCCACCATACGAATAAAAGATCTCTGCACCTAAACGCTTATAGCATTCATACGGAGTCTCCCCAGGTTCACAGGCGAGCATGCCGAACCAATCATACAGATCGCACTTACCGCTAAATTTACTCATATGCTTTCAGCACCTCTGCCATCTTCTTCGGAACATCCTTTCTCCGGATGCCCCGTTCAACTACTTTTCCGTCAACGACGATCCTGAACTTATCTCCAGGCTCCGGTAGAAGTTCCAGCTTACCATAACCTGTATAGTGAGGCTCACTCATCGGCAGTATCCTCTGCCGTAGTCTCCAATGCGCTGATCTCGATCTCTCCACCGCAGGCAGCATATCCTGCAAGGTCAATCCAGTTATCAGCTTTGGCATGACCGGAGGCGATGCGGATAAGCTTTAACAAAGCAAGCATGGCCGCAACATCTTTCGCATCCAAAAGCCTATGCCCAGTTCTGGCAATGTAGATGTTCCACATAGCAGCGATGGAAAGAAAATTTGTTTCCGGAGTGCCATAGTCCTGCTGCCGATCACCATTTACACACTGTAGTGCTTGGTCGAGTATCTCTTGTCTTGTCATTTATTCAGTACCTCTTCTTTATATTTACCGGTTTCATTCACCCAGGTAGCCGCAGCTTCGAGGGCTTTGTTGTGGTCGTAGAATAACTTCCGCTGGGATAGTTCATGCTTATCCCGTAATATCAGAAGGATCATATCCCAGCTCGTACCCATGATGTATCTTCGCCAGAGGATGTCCTTGTAATACGAATCAATCTCTGCGTCCTTTATAAACTGCCGAATTACATTTCGTTTTCTTTCAACGATCTCTTCCCACTTATGAAGACTGGTCTCCGCATCTCCGAGATTCGCCAGTGTTGCATTCCGATCAGAGCCACCGCCGCCCGGCATCCCTGTGATCGCCGTTGTGGTTTTGGTAGCCGCTTCATACATCGACAGATATTTATTCCTCTGGTCTTCGGAGAGAGACGAGAAGAGCAGTGCGGATTCGAGGAATGACTTTATAGATTCTGCACTAACTCCCATAAATGCCGTTCTCCTTCTTCACCCCAGAAATGAAATGCGCGGTCATCAATAAACAGATGGGCAATAACCTTGCGAGGATTCTGCCCCGTATTCTGTATAGTTTCCGGGACATTATCATTGACCGCATCAAACTCAAGGCCGTGATCCCTACACCACTCAACCGCCTCAGCGAGGTAGTGCCCCTCTCTACTTGTCCACAGGATAAGCTTAACTCCCATGGTCTGAGCCAGCTTGAGGAGCTCAATCAGATTCACATTAGGCTTCCCGATATTCGGCCATGTACCTCCGGTAGTGAGCGTCCCGTCGAAGTCGATCGCCCAGATCTGGGTTTTCTTCTCCACCTTTTTTTCCTTTTCTTTTTCGCGCTTTTCTTTCTGCTTCTTGGCCTGAGCCATCAGCTTCAACCCCTGAATTACCGCCGGGTTCGTCGAGTTGATCACATACTTTGGCGCTGTTGTCTTTTGCATTCTGCTCCTCCATGTACTTCTTGTAGTCATTATGATACCAATTGAGAAGATCTTTCTCACTGATTGTACGGAACCAGTAGAGGACAGCCTCGTCTTCCGTATAGAACCTGGGGTAGTCATCCATATACATGGCCATCGCTACCCACTCCGGACCGAATCCGTATTCGATCGGATTATCTCCATTGTGCTTTTCGTACAGCTTCAGATCTTTCATTTGTCCACCTGCGTCATAAGCTTGGTGAGGTTATCCTGCATCTTCTGGATCTCATCCCGCATGTCAATCCAGCTACCAGAA